AGAATGGAAAATAGTAAATTTTTCAGAAGTACTTGGAGCAGCTCTTGGTGGATTAGATAAATTATTTGAAGATGAAGAAGCTGAAAATAATTCTAATTAATTTTTAAAATATCTATACTTACATAAAATAGGACTTTTAACAGAGGTCCTATTTTTTATTTAAAAAAATTTCTTGACTTTTATAAAAAATGAGTTATTATTATAAATAAATTAGTTTAATAAATTTAAGTTATAAGTTTAAATTTGAAAAGGAGTTTTTTATGAATGTTTATGAGCCATATAGATATTACATAAAAATAAGAGATGGAACTATAATTATAGAAGGAAAAGAATGTCCTAATATCATTGAAAAACACTGTTTTTATGATAAAAATACTTTTAAAAAAAGTTTCAAAGAACTTTCTGAAAAATATAAAGAAAATCAAATAACGACATACCAGAATCTCAGAGGTAGGTGGTATGAATGTCCAAAACCAAAAGTATAAATAATAAAGAAATTGGGCGTAGTTTTTGCAGCTGTGGAAATTATTTATATTCAGACACTGAAAAAAGAATAAAAGTTGCTAGTAGAAACCAAGTTACTTATTATTTTGAAGAAAAGTGTTTAGAAATAAATTGTTCACATTGTAATAAAATTACAAAAGTGAAGTTATAGAATGTATGGACTAGATAGAGCTGGCATTTATACTGAAGTAGAAACAGAAATTCTATATGTCAAAGAAAGACTTGAAAAATTATTTCCAAACTCATATTCAGAAAGCCTTTCAAAAGAAACAACTAATTATGAAATTAATAAGAAAAATATAAATAAGATTAAGTTAGAGAAAAAACATTTTAGTACAATTATTAGAATTGACTTCTCATATCCACGATTTTTTGAAGAGAATAATATTGTACCTCTAACAGACGAATTAAAAAAAATAATAGTAGAAGAAAATTTAACACATTTAATTAATCAAATAATTGATTACAAAATAAGTTCTGATGATTTATACTATGATTTCTTGGAATTTACTATTCAAGAAAATGTAAAAAATTTTTATAAATACCATAATATAATTGCAATGTTTTATAAAGGGCTTACTAGAAAATATAAAGATTTAGATAAAGTCCAATATTACAATTTTTCAAAATCTGATAACCAGTTTTATACAACTGGATTTATCTTTCAACCTTTTCAAGGCTGGAAGATACGCCTATATAGTAAAGGGCATGAGAATAATAAAAATAATTTACAAAAAGTAAAAGGTGCTATTTTAAGATTAGAGCATAGATTAACTAAAAAAATTATTATAAAAAATTTCAACACGAATAAGATTAAAAATATTACAATACAGTCTATTGCAAACTGTATTAATAAAAATATCTCAAAAAATTTAGCTGATATTTTAATAGCTGAAATAAATTTATCTAAAGAAATTCTTGAAAAAAAATTTAAAGGATTTAGATGTAATGAACTAAATTCACTAGTTAGGGATAATCTTGAATGGATTTTAGATGAAAAAATAATTGATGATATTATCACCAACTTGACAACGAGGTCATATTCTCGAGTCAAAGTTTATAGACAAAAAGTAAGAGAAATCTTACTCACTTCACAATCTCAAGCCTCTCCAAAGAGAGATTTTTTTGGTAACATTGAAAGACTTGAGATCTTCTTCAACAATCTAATTCTTGCAAATATCAAAGTTAAATGTAACACGAAAAAACATTTAACATTTCTTTGTCAAAAATGGACTGAAAAAACAAGCCATTTTTAACACTCAAAAAATAATTTTCCTTTTAAAATCAATAACTTTTTAAAGATATGTATTTACTCTATAACAATAGATAGCATCCCAATCCTGAAACTGAAAAATAAATTTATATATTTTTTTATGCAATAAGAAAAAACAAATTGAAACCAGGAGAAAAGCTATGAATGAAATAATAGAATTAAATCTACTTAAAGAAGTAGCCAATAATCCAAGAATTATTACTACTGAACAAGTAGAAATATATAAAAATATTCTTCAAAGATTTGGAAACATTATTCCAGTTATTATTGATGAAAATAACTATGTTGTAAGTGATTATGCAAAGGTAAAAGCTGCAATAGAACTAGGAATGAAAGAAATTAACTGTGTTAGAATTAATAATCTTTCAGAAGATGAAGTTCAAACAATAAGAATAGCTGAAATAAGAGCAGTAGAACTTGGTAAATGGGATTATCAAAAACTATTTGATGAACTTTCAAAAATAGGAGAAGATTTTAAATTAACAGGTTTTGATTTAGATGAAATATTGGAGCAATTACCAGCAGAAGCACTTGATATTAATGGAATTGATGAAATAGATGTTCCTGAACTTCAAGAAGAAACATTTACAAAACAACAGGATATTTGGTTACTTGGAAATCATCGTTTAATGTGTGGAGATTCTACCAAATTAGAAGATGTTAAAAAATTAGTAAACAATGAAGTTATTGATTTATTAGTAACAGACCCACCATACAATGTTGATTATCAAGCAGCGAATGGACAAAAAATAAAAAATGACAATATGAATAGTGAGAATTTTTATAGATTTTTATTAGCTTTTTATAAAAATGCTTATGAAGTGATGAGGGCAGGAGCAGGGTTTTATATATTTCATGCAGATTCTGAAACAAGGGCATTTCGTGGAGCATTAATAGAAGCAGGTTTTAAAATTTCTCAATGTCTGATATGGGTTAAAAATCAATTTATACTTTCTAGGCAAGATTACAATTGGAAGCATGAACCTTGCCTTTATGGGTGGAAAGAGGGAGTAAAACACTTTTTTATAAGAAATTTTACTCAGGATACAATCCAAGAAATTTACTCAAAAACTGAAAGTATGTCAAAGAAAGAATTACAAGAAACTTTAAAAAATATTTTAGAAGAATATACAACAATTATCAGAGAAAATAAACCATTGAAAAATGATATTCATCCAACGATGAAACCAATAAGGCTTATATCAAAGTTAATACATAATTCAAGCAAAGAAAATTGGAATGTTTTAGATTTGTTTGGTGGCTCTGGAAGTACTTTAATAGCTGCTGAACAACTAAAAAGAAAAGCATTTTTAATGGAATTTGATGAAAAGTATGCTGATGTAATTGTTAAGAGATATGCTGAAATGGGCAAAGAGGATATAAAACTTTTAAGAAATGGGAAAACTTATAGTTGGAATGAAGTTAAAAATGAACTCTATGCTGGTGATGTAACATGAAAAAAGAAACATTTTCAAAAGAACAACTAACTGTAATGGAGATTTATATTGAACTTGAATTAACTAAGTTTAGTACAAAGAAGAAAGATTTATATTCTGAAATCCAAAAAAGAACTAAATATAATCTAAATACAATTACAAGTTGGATTAGAAGATATTTAGAAAAATACAAGAAAATTAGAGAAGAAATTCAAGAAGAAAAAAATGCAAGGATATGCAATTTTGAGGGCTTGACAGAAAAACAATCAAAATATGTCATGTTTAGAATGTGTGGATTTAGAAAAGAAGAAGCAAAAACAAAAGCAGGATATAGTGAAAAAACTAAGGTTGCAAATATTGAAAAGAATCCAAAAGTTGCTAATAAGCTAACAGAACTAAGAGAAGATTTATTCACTGATGTAAGGTATGGAGTAATGGCTAATCTTAGTGCTTTGGCAACAATTAGAGAAAGAGGAATTAATGGAGTTGATGTTGTAGAGTACACAGATGCCTCAACACCTGATGGACATGAGATAACTAAGACTGTTACTAAGCAGTATCAATATGTAGCAGCAGTAGCTGCAACCAAGGTCATAAATGACATACTTGGCTATAAGATAACTGATGAGCTGAAGCTAGAAGAAGCAAAGAAAAAAGAAAAAGAAAAGCAACTCGTTCTTCTGGAATAAGGTACTGTCAGAGAAAAACTTAGTTAGAGGGTCCAAGAGGCTCGAACTCTATCAAATTTTGAAAAATTTTCAACCTTGCCAAAAATATTTTGACATGCGTGAAAGGAGAAAAATGCAGGAGATATTAGCAACTGAAAATAAATTGGCTAAGATATTTCAATTTTCAGAAAGAAAAGTTAGAGAGTATTTCAAAGCTGCAAGAGTATCACCTGGAAAATATAATTTTATTCAAGCAGTTGAAATATTTGTTGAAAAAAATTCTGGAAAAGATGAAGCAGCAGAATTAAAAAGAGCTGAAAAAGATTTAAAAGAATTTAAGTTAAAAATTTTAAAGAAAGAGTACCACTCTGAAAAAGATGTAATAAGAATTGTATCTGATATGAATTATAGAATTAAATCTAAATTGATAACAATTCCTAAAAAAGTAAGTATTTTAATTTTAAATAAAAGTAATCAACTAGAAGTTGAAAAAATTTTAAAAGAAGAAATAAATAATGTTTTAGAAGAATTAACTGAATATAGTTATCAAGAAGAACAAGAAATAGGAGAAATAGATGGTTAGTTCTCACACTAAAAGATTAATAGAAAATATTGTAAAAGAAGTTCTAGCACCAGCAGAAGATTTAACTGTTGCTGAATGGGCTGATAAATATAGAATTTTATCAAGAGAAAGTGCAGCAGAAGCTGGAAAATGGGATACAAATAGAACTCCATATATGAAAGAAATTTTGATGTGTATTACTGACATAGAAACAAAAAAAATAACTATGATGTGTTCTGCACAAATAGGTAAAACAGAAATGTTACTTAATGTATTAGGAAGATATATGCATCTTGATCCTTGTCCTATTCTATTTGTTCAACCAACAGTAGATGATGCTAAGTCATTTTCTAAGGAAAGAGTTGAACCAATGATTAGAGATACTACTATCTTAAAAAAATTAATAAGTAAAACTAATAAAAGAGAAGAGGGGACTGTTCAAGAAAAAATGTTTCCAGGTGGTTATGTAAGATTTGTTGGAGCTAATTCACCATCAGGATTAGCAAGTAGACCAATAAGAATAACTTTACTTGATGAAATAGACAGATTTCCACTTTCAGCAAGAAAAGAAGGAGATCCAGTGAAACTTGCTGAAAGAAGAACTAATAACTTTTATGATAGTAAAAATATAAGAGTTTCCACTCCAACAGATGATGCAACTTCTAAAATTCAATTATTGTATTTGGCAAGTTCACAAGAAGAATGGTGTTTACCTTGTCCAGTTTGTGGAGAATATCAACCATTGGATTTTGAACAAATAAAATATTTAGATTTAGAAGAGCCTGAACTTGAATGTAAATTTTGTGGACATAGTTCACAAGAAAAAGAATGGAAAAGCAAAAGACAACTTAATGGAAAATGGATAGCAAAATTTCCAGGTGAAAAAGAACATAGAGGATTTCATTTAAATGCTCTAGCTTCTCCTTGGGTAACTTGGAAAGAAATTGTAAAAGAATTTCTTGAAGTAAAAGATGATGATTTTCAGTATAGAACCTTTATGAATACTGTACTTGGAAAAACATTTTCAGTCAATTTGGAAGCTGCAATGGACTATGAAGCTATCTATGAAACAAGAGAAGATTATGGAGCTGAACTACATGATGATGTGATTATATTGACAGCAGGTGTTGATGTTCAAGATAACAGACTTGAAGTTGAGGTTGTTGGTTGGGGTTATGAATATGAAAGTTATGGAATAATGTACAGAGATTTTCCAGGAGATCCTGGTAAAGAAGAAGTATGGCAACAATTAGATACATTTTTAAAAAAGAAATTTTATTTTAAAAATAAGAAATATCTAATGATTGCTGCAACTCTTATAGACTCTGGTGGACACCATACAGGAAGTGTTTATAAATATGTTTATAAAAAAGAAAAAAGAGGAATTTATGCAATTAAAGGTCAAGGAGCTTGGGGAGTTAATATTCTGAATGGATTTAGAAAAACTACTAAAAAAGGAGCTCCACAAATTAATTTGCTTAGTTTAGGAGTTAATGCTTTAAAAGATTTGACATATTCCAGACTTTCAATTTTAGAGGGAGCAGGAAAGTGTCATTTTCCAAAAGCAAGTACACAAGGTTATGGAATAGATTATTTCAAAGGTTTAACTGCTGAAGTAAAAGTAAAAAAATCTACTCCAAGAGGTATGAAAATAGCTTGGGAAATCCTTGATGGGAGAAGAAATGAACCACTAGATTTAAGAAATTATAATACAGCTGCAATTGAATTAATTCCAATAGATTTACATGATAAAAAATACAACAGAAAAGGAGCAAGAAAATGAGTTTTACAGTAGAGCAATGTCAAGCACATTTGGATGCTTGGTTAGAAGCAGATTTAGCAGTTTCAAAAGGACAAAGTTACACAATTGGGAAAAGGGTACTCACAAGAGTTAATGCAACAGAAATCGCAAAAAATATAAGAATTTGGGAAGATAGATTACAACAAGCAAAAAGGAGAAGTTCAGGTCCTAGAACAATTCAAATAATTCCAAGATAGGGGGAAATATGAATCTTTTAGATAAATTAATTGGCTATATTAGTCCTAGAAATGGGATTAATAGGCTAAAAGATAGAAAAATATATAATCTTGCGAAAATAGAGCAAGGTTATTCAAACAAAGATGATCCTGTTTTAGAAAATTGGAGAGTTTCATCAAATAGTCCTGATGAAGATATTTTATACAGTCTTGATGATTTAAGAGCAAAATCAAGAAACTTGTATATGAACAATGATTTAGCAGGAGCTGCACTAAAAAAGATGAGGACAAAAACAGTAGGAAGTGGATTACTTCCTAAACCGACAATAAATTATACATATCTTGGCATAGAAAGAGAAAAAGCAAAAGAATTAGAAAGAATTATAAAAAATAAGTTCAATGCTTGGGCTTTATCGCCAAATTCAGATGCAAGTAGAATGTTTAGTTTTTATGGATTACAGTCTTTACTTCAACTAAGTTGGGTAATGAATGGAGATGCCTTTGCAATTCCATTAAGGAAAAAAAGGAAAGGTGTTGACATAGAATTATGTGTGCAATTACTTGAAGCTGACAGAGTGATAAGTCCTCCTGGTGCAAATCTTCAAACAAGAGCAGGAGTCGAATTTGATGAGAATGGTGAATTAAAAAATTATTATATAGCCACTTCTCATCCAGCAGATACTTTTAACTATACTGTAAAGGCTTATCCAGCATTTAACAGTTTAGGGAGAAAAAATATTTTACACATATTTGAACCTGAAAGAATTGGACAAAGAAGAGGAGTTCCTATATTAGGACCAATTATATTCTCATTAAAACAATTGGGTAGGTATAAAAGTTCAGAGCTTACAGCAGCTGTAATTAATGCAATGATAGGACTTATAGTAGAAAGTGAAAATGCAGATGATGAAGGATTTGCTGGAAATTTTGGAACACCTATGGATGAAGATGATGAAAAAACAATTGAAACTAAGAAGAGAAAAGAAGAAAAAATAACCCTAGATCATGGAACTTTGGTTGTAGGGAAACCAGGAGAAAAAATAAAAGAATTTGCAACTAATAGACCAAACAAGCACTTTAAGGATTTTGTTGAAGCAATATGCGAAGAAATAGGTGCAAATTTAGAAATAAGTAAAGAAGTTTTAATGTCAAGTTTTAAAAACTCATATAGTGCTGCAAAGGCTTCAATAGAAGAAGCATATCAAAGATTTCAAGTTTCAAGAAAAATTTTAGAAAGAACTTTTTGTCAACCAATTTATGAAGAATTTGTTTTAGAACTTATAAGAAACGGAGAAATAGATTGTCCTGGATTTTTTGAAGACACATCTATTCGTTATGCTTTTACTCGTTGTATTTGGGTTGGTGCAGGAAAATCATCATTAGATCCTTTGAAAGATGCAAATGCTAACTCAAAAGAATTAGAAAATTATACAACAAGTAGAAGTATCATATCTGCTACAAGTGGATATGATTATGAAGAAATCTTTAGAGAAAGAGCTGAGGAAGAAAAAGAATTGGCTCTTCTTGAAAGGGAATTAAAAACCATTCGTAAGGGGGTGAAAGAAAATGGAAAGAACTCATAAAAATAATTTTTTTGAAATAAAAAATCTGAGTGAAAATATTGCTGAAATTAGGATATATGGAACTATTACAAAATGGGCTTGGGAAGAATATGGGGAAGTTAGCTCAGCTAATTTTGCCAAAGAATTACAAAAATTGAAAAATATTTCTCATATAAATTTAAGAGTAAATTCTCCTGGTGGAGATGTATTTGAAGCAAGTGCTATTTATAATCTTTTAAAAGATTATGCCAAAGTAAATAATATTGAAATTACAGGATATATAGATGGTTTGGCTGCAAGTGCTGCAAGTTTTTTAGTTTTATGTGCTACTAAGGTAATTATGGGAACTGGTGCATTATATATGATACACAATCCTTTGACCTCTGCCTATGGAAATGCTGAAAAATTAAAAAAGCAAATAGAACTTTTAGATACAGTGAAAGAAGCTATTCTGGATATTTATTGTACTAAATCTAAATTAAGCAGAGAAGAAATATCTGAAAAAATGAATGGTGAAAAATGGTATCGTGCTAGTGAAGCACTTGAAGCTGGCTTTGTTGATGAAATTGTTGAAAATGATAATTCATTAGAAAATATTAAAAATATATCAAATGAATTACATATTGAAAACTTTATTAATCAAGACTTACTAAAAGAAAAGTTAAAAGAAATTGAAAATATGAAAAAAACAGGAGGAAGAAATATGGAAAAAACTATACAAGAATTAATTAATGAACATCCAAAATTGATGAATGATTATAAAAATCAAATCATTAATGAGATTGGAAATAGTGAAAAAGAGAAAATAGAAGCTGCAATAAAGGCTGAAAGAGAAAGAATACAGGCTCTTGATAAAATACCAACTTTAAATGATAGTCAAAAAGAAACTATTAATAAAGCAAAGTTTGAAGAACCAAGAGAACCAAAAGATATTATGGCAGAATTTTTTGTATCAAATGCCAATAAGGCAAATCAAGAAATTCAAGCAGCAAAAGATGATATATTAAAAGCTGGATTAGATAAAATAATTCCTTCTAATTCAGATTTAGGAGATAATTCAGTAGAAGATGAAATATATAAAGCAGCATTAAATGCATATAATGATGAAGAAAAATAGGAGGTAACAATGAAAAATAAAATTTATTCAGCAACTGATGTGAGAATATTTCAAGGAAGTTTTCCTGTTGAAACTATAAATCAAACATTGAAAACAAAAGTGGAGGCTGGTGATGTTATTGCATTAGATAATTCAAAAAACTTTGGAAAATATGATGGAACAACATACACAAATGTTTATGGAGTTTCTTATGAAACAATAGAAGAACCAGGAGAGGTTACAGTAATTTTAACAGGTGGTCTTATAAAAGACTTTGTTAAATTTAATAACAAGGAAAAAGAATTAACAATTGAACTTAGAAAATTAGGAATATTTATAAAATAGGGGGAATGTAAATGTTAGAATTATATACACCAAAAACAATAAGAAAAGTTAGAGAAAATGTGGAAGTAAAAAGAAATTTTTTGACTGAATTATTTTTTAAGAAAGGAACACCAGTACCAACAGAAGAAATAATTTTAGAGTATACAAAAGCAGGAGAAGCAGTTGCACCATATTTAACACCTTTGGAAGCAGGTAGACCTGTGTATTCAAGAAGTAAAAAATCTAATGTAATTATTGCTCCTTCAATAGGACCTGAATATTCATTAACACCAAAAGATATGTTTATAAGAGAGGCTGGTCAACCTATTGAAAATTATAACCCAGCAAAAATGGTTGGTGAAAAAATTGGAAGAGTTTTATTAGACCAAGAAAATTATATTACCAACAAAATTGAATTAATGGTTTCACAATTTTTAACAACTGGAATTGTTAAATCAGGAGATAAAGAAGCAGAGTATGAAGTCAACTATGAACTTGGAAATAAAATCACATTAGATAGCACACATAAATGGGGTGCTGCTGGAGTAGAACCTTTATTCAGTTTAGAGGAAATGATTAAAAAAGGTGAAGAAAATGGATTAAAAACAGAAAATATAATTTTAGGTTCAAAAGCAGCTCAATTATTGAGAAAATCTGAAGAATTTAAAAAGGCTATTTCAAAAGATTTACAAAATGAATTTGTAAAAAAAGTTTTAAGAATACATCCAGGTGTTATTTGGTTAGGTACATACACAACATATGGAGTAGAACTATTTTCTTACAGTAGAAAAGTAATAGGTGTAGATGGAAAATCAATACAATTAATGCCTACAAATATGGTTGTAGGTGGAGCTTCACAAGGAGAAATTTTATATGCTCCTATTGTGTTTATGTCCGAAGGAATTATTCACATGGCAAAAAGATACTCAAATTTGGATACAACAAATCCAAAAGTTGCAAAAATTACTACTGAGTCAAGACCAGTATTACAACCTTGTGATGTAGATACTTATTTCTCTTATGTAGTATGTGATGAATAATAGATAGAGAGCTTTTGCTCTCTATCAAAAAAATTAGGAGGATATATGAAAATAAAATTTGAAAGAGTATATGGAAAACATAAAATAGGTGATATTGTTGAATTTGAGAAAGGAGAAGAATTAAATTATATTCTAACAACAAAAACAGCTTTAATTATAGAAGATGATGACTTCGGAAATAACGAAATTGATGAAGCAGAAGCAGAAGATAATTCTGATAGAGAAAATTCAGAAGATAATAATGAAGCAGGTAAAAGTGGAAAAAATAAGAAAAAATAAAGGATCTAAAAATGAACTTTAAAGAACAACTAAAAGAAGATATAAAAATTTTTCTAAATTTAGATGAATTTGGAGAAGAAATAACTATTCAAAATAAAAAATATATTGGAGTTATGGAAAGACCTGATAATGAAAGCAATAAGGAAGAATATGAAGGAATTTCAAAAGAAATAGACTATATACTTTACTTAGAGTATGAGGAAGAATTAGAAAAATATATATCTGGAAAACAAATAGAGGTAAATAATGGGACATTTGAAGTTTACAGATCATATAAAGAAGAAAGCTTATTTATTATAGAACTTCAAGAAAGGATAGGAATTTAATGCAACATTTTTTGGAAGTAAAAAATTTGGAATTAGCTCAAAATATGTTGAAAACTATTCCTAATGGAATTGAAAGAGCTATCACTGGAACAATTAATAGAACTCTTAGTAAGGTTAAAACTGAAATAAAAAATAAAGCAACTTCTGAATATAACATAAAAAAGAGTGATATTGAAAGTAAGCTAAGTTTAACAAAAGCTACTTTTTCTATGCTGAGAGGAACAATAAGTGCTAAAACACCGAGATTAGCACTATCTAAATTTTTAGCTTCTCAATCTAAAAATAGAATAAAAGTAAAAGTAAAAAAAACTGGAAGTTCTAAAATAGTTAAAGGAAAAAACGAATATATAGGGAAGCCTTTTATTGCTACTATGAAAAATAGTCATAAAGGAATATTCCAAAGGAAAAATAATGAAAAATTTCCAATTAAACAATTATACACAATAGGAATTTCTGAAATGTTAGGTTCTGAAAATGTTTCAAGTTATGCAGTTGAGAAAGGTGAAAAATATTTAGATGAACTTTTATTAAAAGAAGTTGAAAGAATATTGAAAGGATATATTTAATGGTAGATATTAAGAATTTAGAAGAGAATATAAAAAATTTAATACTCCCAATTATAAGTGAAAAGAAATACAAAGCATATAAAAGTGAGGAATTAAAAAAAATAAAAATATATACTGGTTTACTTCCACCTGATCCAGAAGAAACTATACTTCCAGCAATAACAATAAGAACTCAAAAGGTTAAAAATTCATTGGAGAAAAAGGTCTTCACTGTATTAATATGTACAGGTATTTTTGATAAGGATGTTGAAAAAGGATATGAAGAAATCTCTGAATTAACTCAAAAGATATTTGATGAAATTCAAAAAGTTGGAATAATTGAAGATAAATTTGAAATCCTTCCTGAAGCTGAATGGGTGTTTCCAGAGGAACAACCAGTACCATTTTATTTAAGTTTTATTTATATAAATATTGTATATGAAAAAGATTATAGAACAGATGCAGATAATTGGATAAATGGAGGTGATTGAATTGGCTAAGCCTATTCAAAAAAATGAAGAAGAGATAAAGAAAGAATTGAAAGAAGAAGTAAAAAATGAAATTCAAGAAGATATAAAAGAGGAAGAAAAAGAAGACACAAAAACAGAAGTAAAAGAGGAAGAAAAAGAAGTAGAAGAAAATTTACAAAAAATATATATTGGTCCCACAATAGCTGCTTTTTCTTTACAGGAAAATACAGTTTTTGTAAATGAATATCCATTTAATGTTCAAGAAGCCATTAAAAAATATCCACTTACAGAAAAATTATTTATAAATATAGAAGACTTAAAATCAAGAAATAATGAATATTATAGAACACTTTATAATACTTTAAATAATGAATTAAGGGGGAATATAAATGGCATTTAATCATGGTATTACGGCAACTGAAAGTCCTACAAAATTAATTGCAGCAGTTAGTGATAGTATAACTCCAGTATATGTTGGAACTGCTCCAATAAATCTGTGTAAAGAAAGAAATATAAATGAGCCTATTTTATGTAGCTCTTATACAGAAGCAGTAGAAAATTTTGGATTTTCAGAAGATTTTGAAAAATATACATTATGTGAAGCAATTGATGTCCATTTCTCAAAATTTAATATAGGTCCAATTATTTTAATAAATGTTGTAGACACAACAAAACACATAAAAGAAGTAACAAATAAAACAATTACTTTTGTAGATGGAAAATATTTGATAGAAGATATTGGAGTTCTTCCTGAAACTGTTGTTATAACTACATCATTTGAGCATACAAAAAGTTTTAATGATAAAGGACAGCTAGTTTTAATTCCAAATGAAACAAAGACAGATCCTATTGAAGTAAAATACAGCATGATTGATTTAGAAAAAGTAAAAGAAACAGATATTATTGGTGGAATAGATGGAGCAACTGGAAAGAAAAAGGGATTAGAAGCAATTGCTGAGGTCTTTCCTAAATATAGAAAAGTTCCTAGTTTAATTTTAGCACCAAAATATTCCAGTAGTTCAACTGTTGCAGCAGTAATTGAAGCAAAAGCAAGAAAAATAAATGGACATTTTCAAGGTCTTGGACTTGTTGATTTAGATACATCAAAAGTTAAGAAATATGGAGATACCGTTGTAAATAAAAATACAAACAACATCTCATCAACTTTTTTGGATGTAAGTTGGCCGAAAATTTCTTTAGGAAAACAACAATATAATATCTCTACTCAAAAAGCAGCGTTAATCCAAATGTTAGCTAAAGATAATGAAGATATTCCGTATAGATCACCTTCAAACAAAAATATAAAAGGTGACGGAGCAGTTCTTATTGACGGTACTCCAGTAAGGCTTGGACTAGATGAAGCAAATTATTTAAATAGTCAAGGAATTTCTACAATTATAAATTGGACTGGTGGTTGGAGATTTTGGGGTAATAGAACATCTTGTTATCCAGCAGTATCTGATCCAAAAGATGCATTCATAGTAAGTAGAATGATGTTTAACTGGGTTATCAATTCTCTTGTTTTAACATATTGGCAAAAGATTGATGAACCAACAAATAAAGTATTAATAGAAACAGTAACAGACAGTATCAATATTTGGTTAAATGGTCTTGTTGCAGCAGGTAAATTAATAGGTGCTAGAGTTGAGTTTAGAAGAGAAGATAATCCTCTAACAAGTTTAGTTGATGGAAAAATTAAATTTAAACTATATTTCACACCAGCACTTCCAGCTGAAGAAATTAAATTTGATTTAGAAATTGATGTTAAATATTATGAAAAATTATTTTAGGAGGTAAAAATGGCTAAAACAATAGGGCTAATCCCTGAAAAGATAATCAATTATAGATGCTTTATAGATGGGGAAATGTCTCCAACAGCTTTAGTTGATGTAGACTTACCAGATATTCAATTTATGTCTGAAACAATCAGTGGAGCTGGAATAGCAGGAGAGATAGACTCACCTACATTAGGACATTTTTCTGCATTTGAAATTGGAATGAATTTTAGAACGTTAATAAAAGATAATTTTAAAATGTTCTCTCAAAAAATATATGCTTTAGAATTTAGAGCAGCAACTCAATCTACTGATATGAGTGGTGGACAAATAAATAAAGGTAAATTAAAAGTTTCTACCAGAGTTATTCCAAAAAGTTTAGCACTAGGAAAATTGGAAGTTGGAAAGCCTTCTGGTTCTAATCAAAAATTTGCATGTGATTATTTGAAAGTTGAAGTAGATAATGAAATAGTATTAGAAATAGATAAAATCAATATGATTTTCAATGTAAATGGTGAAGATTTATTAGCAGAAGTTAGAGATGCAATAGGAATGTAGGGGGAAAAATGGCAAAAATAAAGAATAAAATAAAATGTAAAAAAGATGATAAAGATATTGAAATATCTGAAATAAACATAACAAAAGATATGCTTTGTCCAAAACATCTTTTAGAAGCTGAAAAAGAATTTTTATTAATGGGTGGAATTTTTCCACAAGGTGGAATGGAAGAATCAAGACATTACCTAACAATACTAGCAACTAAAATATTAAATTGTTCTTATGATGATTTAGTTGAAAAGCTCTCTGGAAGTGAATTTTTAGAGGTCACAAATCAAGTCAAGGGTTTGTTCGATGGCTTGGGGTTAGAAGCACTAGTTTCAAAGATCTTAGAAAAACAATCTTAATCCTAAGCAAAGAAAGTAAATCTGGTATAGAGTTTTTCTTAAATATCTCATTTCAAGAATTTTTTGAATGGACAACAGATATGGGAGAAATTCTTGAAAGACAAACACATATATAAAATAAGTGGTTGCTTTTTGATGAGATTTGTTATAAAATCTTATTAAGAGGTGATGAGTATGTTAAAAGCTATAAAAAATTGGTATAATAAACAACAAGCTATATCAAATAAATATAAAAAAGAGGCTATAAAAAATTTTACAGAAGCTGGAATAACTATAATAAATATCAAAAAATTATTCTTTAAAATTATTCCAATAATAGCAACTTTAGCAATAGTTTTTACTGTATGTAACTATATTGCTCCATTTTTTCTAATCATTTTTATACTCTTTGTTATAGCAATAATTAGCATACTTCAATTGATTTTTTAAAAAATAAAAGATAAAGTTAAAACCACTTATCAAAAAAAGGTAAGTGGTTTTTTTATTTGCTTGGAGGGTTTATGAAAGAAATTGGAATTTCTTTTGGGATAGGAGCAGCACTAGGAGCAGGATTTATTAAAACGTTCTCAACTGCAAGTAAAGGAATTTCTGGTCTTAATCAAGAAATTATAAAACTACAAAGAACTCAAAAATTATTAGAAAAATATGATGGTGATAAAAAAGCCTTAAAAGAAAAAATTGAAGTTATAAAAAAGACTAAATTAGCAATAGCTGAACTAAAAGCAAGTATGAAAGATGAGAAAAATCAGACAGCTGAAAATGCAAAAGCCTTACAGAATTTAGAAAAAAAATTAAATTCATTAAATAGCTCTTATTCAACTGAACTAAAACATGTGAGAGAAACAGCAAAGGTGTTAAGAGATAAAAAAGTAGATATAAGTAACACAGCAAAAACATATAAGGAACTTCAAAAAGAAATAGATAGAGCTAATGAAGCAAGTAAAAGATTTGCAAAAGCTGAATCATCTAAAAAGGTAGCTGATAGATTTTCAAAAATAGGTGGAACTTCTATGAAAGTTGGAGCTGCTGGACTTGGATTAATGTATAAACCTGTACAACAAGCAATAAATGCTGAAAGTAACTTTGCAGCTGTAAAAAAGCAATTTGATTTTAAAGATAAAGATGAAGAAGAAAACTTTAAGAAAGAGCTTCATAAGATTATTACTGAAAAGAAAATTGCAATTGGTCTTGATGAATTATATGCAGCAGCTGCAAATGCAGGTCAAACAGGGTTAAATAAAGATGAAGCTATTCAATATATAGAACTTGCATCTAAAATGGGTATGGCTTTTGATATGAATAGAGAAGAAGCTGCTAATGCTATGTTTAATATGAGAAATTCCTTAAATTTATCTTACGATGGGCTAGTTGAACTTACAGATAGAATAAACTATTTAGGAGATAAAACAGGAGCTAGTGCTCCAGCAATAACAGATTTTGTTAATAGAATAGGAAGTATTGGAAAAGTTGCAGGTTTTTCAGAAAAACAAGTTGCAGCTCTTGGAGCATCATTAATTGAACAAGGAATGGAAGCAGAAGTTGCAGCAACGGGAGCAAGAAAAATACTTGTGGCTTTAAGTAAAGGAAATGCTACCACAAAAAATCAAGCAGAAGTTTATAAATCTTTAGGAATTGATCCTGTTAAATTAGCAAAAATAGCACAAGAAGACAGTGAAAAAGCATTATTTATGGTTTTTAATGAAATTAAAAAGAAAAGTAAAGATGAACAAACAGCTATTTTAACACAATTATTTGGTCAAGAGGGTTTAGATGCAGGGTCTAAATTCTTAAATAATATGGATAAATTAAAAGAAAATTTAAATAAAGTAAATGGAGAGGAAGCTAAGGGAAGCGTAGATAAAGAAGCTGATATAAAGAGAGGTACAACTGAAAATCAACTTGCAATAACTATGGGAAAACTAAGTATAGCAGGAAGCCAATTAGGAGCATTATTACTTCCTGAAATAAATAAAATAATTACTAGCTTTTCAAATTTATTGACGAAAATAACTGAATTTCAACAACTACATCCTGAAGGTTTTAAAACATTTATGAAAATTTTTGGTTATGGTTCAGTTGCATTATTAGGATTTGGTAGTGCTTTAAAAATTATTTCAGGTGGAATAAATATGTATTCTAACTATATGAAAGTAGCAGGTTTTATGACAGAACATAAGTTTGGTACAAAAATATTTTCTGTTGGGAAAAAGCTAATAGGTGGAGTTGGAAAAATTGCAAAAGGTTTTAAGGCATTAAGTCTTACTGTTTTAGCAAGTCCTGTTACTTGGATAATTGCTGGAATTTTAGCTTTAGTAGCTGCTGGTTATTTATTATATAAAAATTGGGATACTGTAAAAGCCAAGGCTGCTGAATTAAAAGATAAAGTAGTTGGACTTATTGACAAATTCTGGTTTTTTATGGGTCCTCTAGGTTGGATTGTAAAAGCTGGAATGACTGTATATCGTAACTGGGATACTATTAAACAAAAAGCAGGAGAATTAAAAGATAAAATAGCAAATATGGTTACTAATATTCTTTTAAAATGGGATAACTTTAAAGCTGCTACAAAAGAAATCTTAGGAAATGTTTTTAAGTGGATGGAAGATAAATGGAATAGTATTAAAGAAGTAGGAGCAGCAGTTGCAGACTTCTTTACTGGAATATTTGATAAAATCAAAAGTGGATTTGACACTGTTGTTGGTTGGGGTAAAAAATTATTATTTATTGGTTCCGATGAAAAAAAAGCTCCACCAGGAAGAAGAGGAGATTCTATACAACCTAATGTTAAAACATACTCTTATGGTGGAAGAGGAGATATACCTAAATATGCTTTAGGTGGAATTGTAAATTCTCCTACACTTGCTTGGGTTGGAGAAGGTGGAAATTCTGAATCAATTATTCCTCATGACAATAGTCAAAGAAGCTTAAATTTATGGGAAAAAACTGGAAGATTAATAGGAGCTTATGAAAGTAGTAATAATTCTAGTTCTTTCACTTTTACATATTCACCAGTTATCTATGCAAATGATAGTCAAAATATAGATAATACCCTAAAGAAAAATAAAGATGAAGCTTTTGATGAGTTTAAAAATATGATGAAAAAATATGAAAGAGAAAATATACGGAGAGGCAATGGAAGATAAATGGAATTATTATACAACCAAAGATGGAGATACATGGGATAAAATCTCATATCTATTATATAAAAATTCTAAATTTATTCATTACTTGAATTTATGGAATGAAGAATATTCAGAGTATTTTATTTTTCCAGCAGGAATAGTTTTAAAATACAAACAAATTGATATGAAAAGTTCAAATGTACCTCCTTGGAGAAGATAAATATGGAGATTGATTTAAAAAATATAGATACTTTTGACTTCACAAAAGAAGTTGAAAATGCAAGAAGAACAGAAATAACAATATTTTATGAAGGTAAAAATATAACAAAAGAAATTCATAGTCAACTTACTTCATGTTCTCAAAGTGATTCTATAAATCAATTAGATACATTAGAGCTTACTTTAGAAAACAGAGATATGTTGTGGATATCATCTTGGATGCCTCAAAAAGGCGAAACATTAAAAGCATTATTAACACTAAAACATTGGGAAAAGCATTTAGAAATAATAACACATGATATGGGATTGTTTTATATAGATACTGTTGATTTTAGTGGTCCTCCTGATGTTGTTAATATAAAAGCTATTTCATTTGATATAGCATCTGATATTGTTGATAAAAAAAAAAATAAGGTCTGGGAAAATGTAACATTTAAAACAATTCTAAATGAGATTGCAAATAAAAGGAAAATAAAGGCTATTTGTGATATCTCATTTAATAGAAAATATAAAAGAATTGAACAGAAATTACAATCAGATTTTGACTTTTTGAAGAAATTATCTGAAGAAGCAGGAATAAATTTGAAACTATTTGATAACAAAATTATAGCTTTTGAAGAAGAAGAGTATGAAAAAAAAGATGTTAAAAAGATTTTTTTTAAAAAGCAGTTAGAAAGTTATAGTTTTTCAACAGAAGATACTGATAGTTATTCAAGCTGTACAATTAGCTATTATAGCTATAAGAATAAAAAGAAAATTGAAAAAACTTTCAAAATAAAAAATAGAAATTCCTATAAAAAGCATACTAAAAGAAATTTATTTATTAATGAAGATAAACAAGTTACTGGAAAAAATGCTAAAGAAATTGAAAAACAATTACTAGAAATAGCTAAGAAAGCATTAAGAGATAAAAACAAAAAAGAAATAAAAGGGAATATTTCTTTTATGGGAACAACTAATTTAATCTCTGTTGGAGATACAATTCTTTTAAACGATTTTGGAAATTTCTCTGGAAAATATATGATAGATGATTTAAAGATTGATTTTCTATCTTATAAAATAAATGCTGAAATTCATAAAGTCATAGATTTTGAGGTGGAAAATGATTAGATATGGAACTGTAACAAGTATATTTCCTGAAAAAGGAACTATAAAAGTAACATTTGAAGATATAAATATTCCTTCTGTTGAAATTCCTGTTTTACAAGGAAGAACGGAAAAAACAAAACATTATTCATTTCCAAAAATTGGTGAAGTTGGAATTTGTATCTTTCCTGAAAATACCTTTAATGGGTTTTATTTAGGTTCTGGATATGATGAAGCAACACCTATACCAGTTGGAGCAGGAGAGGGTATTGAAATAACTGTTTTCAGCGATGGGACTACTATCTCATATAATGAAAAAAAATCTAAATTATATATAAATTGTAAAAACCAAATTGAGATAATTGCTAAAAATATAAAAATAGAATGTCCAAAAACTAAAATTATAGGAGATATAGATATAACAGGTTCAGTGAACATAGAGGGAAATTTAGATGCTAGTGAAGATGTTACAGCCAATGGAATATCTCTAAAAACTCACTTACATAGTGGAGTAAAAGCTGGTGGAGATAATACAGGAGGTCCTCAATGATAGTTGGTAGCTTAGGAAATTATATATTTTTTACAAGTTCAATTTACACAAAAACATATAATTCTTTTTCAAGAAGTATTTCTTCAAGATGGATAGAACATAAAATTATTGGTGAAAAGCCAAAACTACAATTTGATGGACTTGAACTTGAGAGTATAAGCTTTTCTATACATCTAAATAGGTTTTTTAAAGTAGATATAGATAAGGAAAAAAAGAAATTAGAAACTTTTTTAAAAGAAGGAAAGGTTCTAAGACTTATACTTGGTGGTAAGAAGATAGGAAATTATGTCATTACAAGTATAGGAGAAGAACCAAAAGGCTATAATGCTTTTGGAGTTCCAACTAAAATGGATTTAAAAATAGAATTGAAGGAGTATAACTAATGGAAATATATATAGACTCTTCAAAAGAAAAAAATTATAAATTTATTAAAAACAGAACAGAAGAAATTGTTCAAAATATTGAAAATATTATATCAAGAATAAGAGGAAATGTTGTTTTAGCAAGAGAAAAAGGTATTAACTTTAATTACATTGATGAACCAATGGATATAGTTAGTGCAGAAATTATAGCTGATTGTATGGAAGAAATTGAAAGAGAAGAACCTAGATTTAATGTAGAAGAAATAAAAATATTAGAAAATCAAGAATTAGCCAAAATTAAAATTGTTGTTATTGGAGATGTTAAAGATGGATAAATTTACATTCATAGATTTAGATACTAATCAAATAAAAAAAGAAATAAAAAATGGATATGAAGAAATTATGAAAACCAAAATTTCAGCAGGAGATCCAGCTGAAGATTTTATTGATTGGATTGTATATCTAGTATGTACATCAAAAGATTATATGAATTTCATAGGAAAAATGAACTTACTTCAATATTCAAAAGGAAAATATTTGGATGCTTTGGGAGCACTCATAGATGTTTCAAGAATAACAGAAAAAGAAGCTGAATGTTCAATAGAATACACTTTTTCTAAAATTTTTGATGAAAGAAGGATAATAGAAAAAGGACATAAAGTAGCAAAAGACAATTTATACTTCGAGAGTACCGAAACAATAATATTAGAACCTGGAAGAAGAACAGTAGTTGGTAAAGTAAAATGCTTAGTACCTGGTTTAATAGGTAATGATATTGAAGTAGGAGAAATAAATGCAATTGTAGATGATATTCCCTATTTATTATCTGTTTCAAATATAACTAAAACATCTGGTGGAGCTGATAGAGAAGAAGATGATTCATATAGAAATAGAATAAGATTAAGACCCAGAGCCTTTTCAGTAGCAGGACCTCATGGAGCTTATCAATATTATACCTTAACATCACATCAAGATATTAAGGACTCGTATATTTATACACCTTCAGCAACACCTGGAATTGTAAAAATTATTCCACTATTAAAAAATGGAGAACTTCCTAGTCAAGAAATATTAGAGAAAATTAAAGAGAAATTAGCTGATGATGTAAGACCATTAACAGATAAGATTGAAATAGAAAAGCCAAAAATACAATCATATAACATAGATATTAAATACTGGACTAAAAAAGGAGATAATCCTATTTTAGTGAAAAAAGAAGTAGAAGCAGCTTTCAGTGAATATATCTATTGGCAAAAAGAAAAGCTAGGAAGAGATATAAATCCAAATAAATTAACTCAATTATTAATATTAGCAGGAGCAAAGAGAGTTGAAATAACAAGTCCTATATTTCAAAAAATAGAAAAAGATACTGTAGCAAAGGAGCTAACAAAAAGTATAAAGTATATAGGTGAGGAAGATGAATAAGTTAGAACAGGCAAGTTATATATCAATATTTCCTGAAAATTTAAAAAAATATAAAAATCTAACAGCATTTTCTAAAAATATTGAAAAAACTTTTAAAACTTATATTATAAGTAAAATTCAAAATTTAGCACTTTTTTATAATCTTGAAATACAGGAAGATAAAGTATTAGATGAAATTGCTTGGTTCTTTAATATTGATAAATATAGAACTGATTTAGATAGAGAAATAAAAATAAAATTAATAAAATCAGCATATTGGGTACACTCAAAAAAAGGAACTAAAACTGCTGTAATTTCTGAATTAAAAAATTTGAATTATGAAATAAAAATTGAGGAATGGTTTGAATATGGAGGTAGACCTTTCACATTTAGACTTATAACAGGAAATGAAAGTAAAGATAAAAACTGGTTAAAAAATGTTTTATCACTTATAGAAGAATATAAGAATGTTAGGAGTATTCTTGAAGCTTTTTATTCATTAAGAGAAAAGGAATATAAATACTATGTTGCAGGATACAAGGAAGTATTTATAACAGGAAAAAAAGTTAATGCTGGAGAAGATAGAGAGATAAAGAAAAATATATTCTTAGGTGCTTATAAGCAAATTAGAAAGGAGATTAGAAAATGAAATTTAGTGGATTAACAAAAAAAGGAAGAGCATACCTTGCAAAATGTCAAGCTGCTTCTACTCCAATTCAATTTACAAAAATGAAATTTGGAGATGGGAAACTTATAGACAATGAAAACCCAGCAGATTTGACTGATATAAAAAACATTAAAATAGAAAAGTCAATATTAAGTAAAGAACAAAAAGGTGATGCAGTAGTATTAACAACTATTATAGATAATGTTTCCCTAGAACAAGGATATTTTCCAAGAGAAACAGGAATATATGTATTAGATGAAGGTGTAGAAGTTTTATATTTTTATATGAATGATGGAGATGAAACTTCTTGGATTCCACCTGAAGCAGATGGACCACATAGAATGGAAGTAAAAATCAATTTAATTTCATCAAATACTGGTTCTGTTGTTGTTCACAATGATGGAAAAGACTTATATATCACAAAAGAGTATTTAGAAGCAAATTATACTCAAAAAGGTGAATATGATGGAACAGCACAAAGTATTGAAGATAGAGTTGTTGCAGCAGTAGGAAAAGAAGATGGGAAATTTCCATTATCAGAAGCAGTAAAAGGGAATATCTACTACTTTACAGGGAACAAGAAATTTTATATCTGTAAAGAATCACAAAGTAGAAGAGTGAGTGTTCCAGATGGAAATTTTGAAGAACTATCAATTTGGGAAAATCGTAAGAGATTGGAAAATTTACAAAGATATGAAGTATTAGATAAAACATCTGAAACAAAGTACACATCTCTAATTTTTAGTAAAATAGGTTTAATTGGGCATGTCTTTGTAGATGTCCCATCTGGAATTTCAAAAACGCTAAGAGAAGGGGCATTACTTTTTACATTTCCAAATGGATATAGACCAAAATCATTTAATTTAAAACTTGTAATATCTCACTCATCAGGAGCTAATGCAAGAACTAGATATGATGCAAGTACAGGTAAAGTTTATATACTTTCACCTTTAAATGTTGCTGAAAGTATGTATTTAGATACAATGTATATTTTAGAGAATTAATTGTAGAAAACTTTAGTTGTATAAGCATTAAATGCCTTTATATCTGATATTAGCATTCCATTTATTATAGAAATATTGTGAGGTTGATAAAAATATACACCCTTTGAATTTCCAATCATATAAGTTAAAAAGGAGCTATTTAATGTGATATTATTTCCTAAAATGTGGATAATTCCATTATTTTCTACTCTAAAATCAGATTTTACAATTAAATATCCTGAAAGTATCAAATTATTATTTTT